GGGACACAATCTTCTTACGTAAGCTGGGTTTGGTGTAATTACCAGCGGCACTTACTTTGCCGCCCTCAGCGTACATCGTAAACTCATCACCATCTTTACGACGAGCTTTTTTACCCCCGGGCATTTTAGCGGGGTTAATCGCACCCATGCCACGAGAGGCTCTCATCAAATCACCTTTTTACGAGCTTTACTTTTAGTAGGGCTAGCTTTCTTGGTTAGAAACATTTTTTCAACCATTTCTATTCGCTGAGGCTTGGTTGTAACTTTATTAATGATACTCTTGCGTTTTGCCGAAGTTTGATCTTTGTCGTAAAAACCAGCTTTCTCTAGTGCCTTCTTATTGACAGGACTAGATACCTTGCCGCCCTTCTTCATGTAACCCATCTTATTGCGTACTTCAGTGGGTAACTTTGAAAGTCCGGGGTTGCTGTCTTTATCAACGGGTTTCATGTTTATTCCTTAGCAAGTTCTGCCGCCAGACTTCATCTTAACCATCATGCCTTTGGTCTTGCCTTTCATAGCACAACCATCAGCACGACTTGAGGCTGAACCGCCCTTTGCCATTCTTTTAGCTTTGACAGAACCGCCATTCTTTTGACCAGAATCAACAGCTAACTCATAATCACGCGCTGCTGGGTCTACAGACTCACGCATTTCATTTGCGCCACGCTGCATATCTTTCGCGGCTTTACGTGAAGTTGTAGAAATTTTGGAAAGCATGTCGCGCTCACCAGCCTGACCCATTTGCAAACGTTCACGGGATTTTTCAATTTTTGCCATTTCAGCGGCGGTAGGTTTACGCATCATATTTCCTTAACAGGTTTTGCCGCCAGACTTCATCTTAATCATTGTGCCTTTGGTCTTACCCTTGGTCTCAACGCCACCGCCACGAGCCATTTTAGTCATACCACCGCTCTTAGCTGCGAATGCTGGGACTTTCTTACCATCCTTCATAACCATTGGCATGCCACCTTTCTTCAAAGCAGCCATGTCGGTTTTCTTGCCACCGTGCATTTGTTTGTCGTGCATACCAACGGCTTTTTTAACCATTGCTTTATCTTGTTTCATATCGTTTTTCATAGCACCACCTTCATTGAAAAGTTTCATTTTGCCGTGATCTGTTTTGGGCTTATTGGCCTTTTGCAAGTCAGGGCGGGATCCGGTTGTAAATTTACGACCTTTACTTAGTTTTGAAAACTCTTGTGCAACACCTACTGGAATACCTGCTTCTTTAGCAAATGCTGGATTGTGCGCTGCAGCATCCATAAGCTTCTTTTGCTTTTCACTTGTTGCTGGCATATCAACCTCGAAAATATCCGACTACGAAACCCACAGCACCCGTTACGGTCGTTGCGATACTACCAATCCAAATCAATGTTTTCCAGCCGCCTTCAGCTTTATCGAGCTTCTGGTTGATAGCGTCTATCGTAGTCTTCATAGCATTAAGCTCTTGAAGAACTTGATCCATATCAGACTGGATATGTTTAATTTCGTTAGCGTGGGTAGCTAACTCACGAGCGGTCTGCACGAGGTCTTCCATTTCAACATTTCCATCTTTTGAGGCTTGCGGCTTTGCGTGTTGGTCTGCCTTTCTCGTCCTTCATCGGGCCGGGCATACCGCTCATACGAGCGCAGAATGACTTCTTGCGTGGGCCACCCTCGGGCTGTGGAGCCTTTAGATTAGACCCCGTGGCTGCGTTGTACTTAGCACGTCCTTTGGCAGTTAACCCTGCCCCCTGCTTGACAGGCAGCTTTTCACCACGACCGACAGCAAGGGAGGGGGTTTTCTTAGCCATAGAACACCGTAGCAGAAGCACTAGACAACGTAACGTGAATATCCGTGCGGCAAAGAATACCTTCGCCGGGAATAATAACGTTGACTGTGCCAGCTGCCGCAGGAGCTGTATAAGAGAACACTGTGGTTCCACTTGCACCTCCGTCTTTAATAACGACTGTGCCGCCTGTAGCGAATGAAAGCACAAGACCTTTGACACGGGCTGAAGCTGCGTATGCAGTACCCGTGGTGGTACGTTCTGCCGCTTTTACGTCATATTGCATAGCCATGATCGGCTCCTTTTAAGTGGAGCTAATTAAGCTGTGCGTGTAAACACATAAGCAGTTGCGCTAGCGAACATCAGCGTAAACCGAGCAATGCCTGTAACACCAGAGGCAATCGTCAAATCGCCAAAGCTTCCTGCAGTGTCAGCAGCGGCAGTAGACAAAATACCGTTAACCGCAACAGCAATAGTTACTGTGTTTGCGCCAGCAGTGTTGTCGATATACAGATCAAACACAGTACCTTGAGTAGCTCCAAGAGCAGCGCCAAGCAATGTGCCTGTAGGTAATGTGATTGTTGTTGCGGCAGCGGAAGTAGAAGTAATGTAGCCAGTCGCAACTTGGGCGGCTGTAGCTGTAGCGGTTGCGTTAATTGCCGCTGTAGAGGCGTGGGTAATTGACCCAGAACCAGCGATGTTACCTGTGACGTTGCCAGTAACTGCGCCGATGAAACCGTTTGTCGATGTGACTGGGCCGGAGAAGGTGGTCGAAGCCATGATAATTCCTTGTATATGCAGTACTACGCTCTACTGTCTCTGCATCGTCCGCTGGGGCGGTCAGTAAAGCTGGAGGTTCCCAGATTTCTTTAATAATAACCCATACAACAATAAATGCAAGCAATAAAAAACCCCGCCTTTTGAGCGGGGTCAAACCATCAGTTTCTAACGGTTTATTTATGCACCAGCAGAGCCGAACATGCCAAGCGGATCCGACCAGCCAAAGCTGTAACGTTCGCGAGACTTGTAACGCACGTTGCCTGTGTCGAAGTCACCGTCCATCGAATTCGACAGGGGTGTACGAACAAAGTGCTTCATGCCGTTAGGCACATCAGTTGTCAAGAACCAAGCGTTTGTGTCGGTCAGGAAGTTGTTAACAGTGTAACCACCCGAGATCGAACCGTTGTTCTTGATTGCGTTGATGTCGTTGTCAGCAGTACCAACACGCAATTCTGTTTCGAGCAAACGAGTTGCAACGAATTGAAGTGCGGGAGGAATAACCAACTTAACAGGCTTAGCAGCGATCAAAAGGCCACGCTCATCTGTCCATGCAGCGATTTGAATAACGGCGGCTTCCAAAGAAGTCTCGTTCAAGTCAGCAGGAGTAGAAGGAATGTTGCTGTTTGTGCCACCACCAACCAAGGGGTGTGAAGCGCTGAAAAGAGCAACGCCGTCGCCGCCAACATAGCTGGAGCTAAAGCCGTTGTTCAAGACAGAAGCGCCTTTAACCTGTTTGGTGTACGCCATTGCGCGGGCGAGAGCCTTTGTATAACGAGCAGACAAAGAGTCATACAAGTTATCTTCAATTGCCTCTTCCGTTAGGGAAAACCCTAAAGCAATGGTCTCGTGTGAGTAACGAGCAGTCCAAGCTTCTTGACCGTTGTCGTATGCAATTGCAGAACCTTCGTTCTTAACAGGTGCAGCCGAAAAGCCAGAAAGTTTGGTCTCTTCTTCAAACGAACGCTCGGAGGTCTCTGTTTCGTAGATCTCTTTATGCTGTTCGCCATAGGTTGCGTACTCCATACCGAACAATGCGTTCAGTCCGGGGAGCAGCTCTTTCAATAGTTGTGCGCGTGAAATAGCCATGATTTAGCTCCTTATACGCCGACGGCGGTTTCGTAAGCGTGCATACCGAAGTTGAACTTTACGATCACTTCAGGATACAGCGTGTTGCCGCCAGATTCGTAGGCGGTGTCCGGCACAACGTCAACAATGCGAATTGTCAATGTATCAGTTGTAGCAGTTGAATCAAGCAGAGCAATTTGTGAATTGCCAGCAGCAGTGATTGCGGTGTTGTTTACGATTGTGGCGTTATTGCCAACAGCAGTAAATTGAACGCCGGTCACGACCGTTGTGCCAGAAACGACAGCAACTTGGAACAATGTATCTGGATCATCACAAACATAAGCTGTGATATAGCCAGCAGTCACTGTAGTTCCACCAACAAAATCCTGCTGGTATTGAACTTGACCTGTGCTTGAGTTAATGAATTCACAACCAAGAAACACGCCAGCGAAGCCGCCAGTGGGTTTAGCAGTTGTAGCAGCCGAGCGCTCGACAGTACCGTCGCCTGCACGAATCAAGAGATCACCGTAACCAATCGAAGTTGCATATGCACTTGCAATACGCATCTTACGAGTAGAACCGGCAAATACCTGACCACCGATCAAATTGATCGGCTTAAAGCCGTAAGGCTTCGAGATAGTAGGGTAAGCCATAATTAGCTCCAAAAATTAAATTTAAGATCCTTTACCAAAGCTTGTCGTGGACTTGCTCTCTTTAAAGATCGGCATCCGCGCATCGCTTTGGCGCATTAAATTATTGTCTACAGAATCCGTCTGAGCCTGTGTTTGGCGGGCATAGTGTGCCGCACGTTGTTCCACAAATTCAGTAGGAGTCTTGCAAAGCAATAACCCGTCAATCTCAATATTGTCTTTAAAGCGACTATTGGGATCAACTAGCAGTTGAAATTTTGGTTGTTCCTCTATCTTGACTGGTTCCCAGCCTTCTCTCAGTTTGGAAGAGAGGTTACGGGGGTCAGCTTTGCCTAGAGTGGCAACACGAATCCATCTATACGAGAACCCAGCCTGTTTATCTGGCTCGGGGAGCAATTCCGCCTGCGCCCACTGCTTTGGACGTTCTTGGGTTGCACGGGTCTCTAAATCACGAGTAGTTCTATTCTCAGCCATTATTGGGCCTCCAATTTAATTGCTTCACGAGCGTATTGTTCGGGGGTCAAACCAAGTTTTTTGGCAAGTTGGATTTGACTAGCCTTGAGCCTAACCTTGTTAGGAGAGGTACTACGCGCCGCAGAAGCGACTACCGTGCCTGACCTTGTACGAGAGTTTCTCGTTTCTGTTTCAGAACCATCAAAGTTTTCTGAAAACCGTCTGCGCATTGTTTTGTCCAATGTCGCATAATATTCATCTGAACCAACAACCACGCCGTTGCGCTTAAGCTTTTCATGTAAGCCTAAAGCTGCAGCAGTCATTTCCTCATCTTGACCAAACCAAGCATTGCGCTCTTGCCACGCCATTGCTCGACGGTCTGGTTGATTAACAGGCTGCCGTTCTTGATACTGTTGTACCTCATTTTCTTCAGTTTGTACAGTAGTTGGTTGATAATTTTTTAGCTGGTTAAGCTTAAACGATGCATTGTTTAAACTTTCTTGGGCTTCAACCAAAGCATCTGAGTCACCTGAATCATATGCATCCTTATAAGCTTGCTTTGCAGCTTTAACTTCAAGAGTGGCTGAGTGCTGGGCTGTAGCAATAAACTGCTGTTCGCCAGTGCTGTACTGCGCCTTCAGGCGTTTATTTTCTTCAGCCACCTTGCGAGCAAAGTCTACTGCCTCTTGCTGCTCACGGTAAGCAGCTTCTTTGGCTCGGCGCTCATCATGCCAAACCTTTTTCATCTGCTTTAGCCGAACCTTAACTTTGTCGGAATACTCTTCCAACTCGTCTTGTTCTAGCTCATCAACTACTTCTTTGGGCATGGGTTCGCGCCCACGATCCTGTTCCGGGGTATCGTCTTCGATCTCAATTTCAAAATTATCTTCGACACTACCCCCTTTTGATACCTCAATTTCGTCGGGGAACTTAAACTCATCTTTCTCGTAGTCAGCCATTTTGTAGGCTCCTTATTTACGTTTGATACCGCGAGGGTCGTCTACAACACCTTCAACAGTGTCATCATTAATGAGACGGAACTCACGACCATGAATTACCAGTCTTGAGCCAGCATTGGGTCGCACCAACACAAAGTCGCCTTTCTGACACCAAGGGCCTGATGGAAACTTGCTTGCGTCTTTGTAGCAGTCAGGGCCTAAGTCCACGACAAACAAAACCGTTGTGAGGATCTCTTCGTTGCGTACAGTCTCTTCTGCTTTAATGATTCCGCTGTCGTACTCTTTTTCCATTTCTGGAATGGCACACAAAATATGATAGCCAGAGGGACGGGGGAGTTGTCGTGCTTTCTCTTCAGCGGTAGCTTCGGAGCTGTAAAAACCTACTACTTGAGGATTATCGGGGTTTGAGCCGATAAGGATTTCACTCATCTGAGTTCTCCATACGTTGTTTGAGGTCAAGGGTATAGCCCCGTGCGATGTTAAGACCTCTAATCTCACCACACAGTTTTTTGTACTCCTCGTAAGTCTCGGGTCTGCCCGTGCTTACAAACTCTTGGAGTTGTTCAATCTTCTCGTCAATTTGCTTAACTAATACCTCGAAAGCATCCATCATTCACCTTTTGTCGGTCGATTGTTACGCATTGCTTGCATAGTCTGAATCTCTAGCTGACGTTCTTTTAATGCTGTTTCAGCACCAATTTTGATGCCTTCGGACTGTTGTTGTGCTTCAAGCATCTTATTCTCGTGGTCGGCTTTTGCACCGAGACGAATACCTTCAATCTGAGCTTGGTTGTCCACACGCTCTTTATCAATCTGCAACTGCAACTGTTTAAGCTGGGCATCCATTGCGTCTTTCTGTTTCTTACGCTCAAGTTCACCTTGTTTAATCATCAGCTCTTGTTGTTGCATTTGAACAAGTGGGTCTTGCGCTTGCTGTTGGGCTTGTTGTTGCTGAGCCTCTTGTTGGTTCATTTGCAACAACTGCTGCGCAGCTTGAGCCAATAGCGGAGACAAACGAGCCTCAACTTCTGGAGCCATGTTGGTATCTTCACCAGCCTCGTCTTTTTGCGGTGGCAAGTTCATACCCAATTGAGCTTCAATTTGCTTGCGGTATTCCATGCCCAAATGCTCGTTTAAATGATTCTGCAATGCAGACTGAATCTGTGGAGCCATAGGGTTTTTCTGTAGCAATTGCATAATCTTTGGATCTTGCATGGCAGACATATGAACCGTGATATGTGCTTTATGGTCTTGATAAGCAAAAGCCTTAACCGGCTTCATCATCAGAACATTTTGGTTTTCAGTCACTGGGTCTGTAGGCTTCTGATCCTCATCCATTGGGATGAGTTTCTGTACCTCTTTAATCCCAAGAACATCCAGCATCTGTCGGTGCAAGAGT